CGCAAGCCTGAGGGCTAGAGAAAACTCTCTAGCGACTGCATTAAGTATGCCCTCGCCATGCTTCTTTCAGTTCCAATCAAGGACTCCAGAAATGGAGTTGATCAGGAGAAATCCGAAACCTCGTAAAATCGTGAGGTTAAGATCTAAACGTTCTGATAAACATGTTCTAGCGACGTGTGCGGAGATTTTTACTCTGTGAGTACTCCTATGCCTTTTCCTAGTTCTTCTAACTTAGGGTGGGTGCAATTCCCACGGTTCATTAATAAAATTATGAATCAGAGAACCAGCTTTCGTTAAACTGGGTCTGAAGACTGTTGAAGAAACAGGGATTTCCTCTATGGGTGGAGGTTACCTGTATACTGTTGTTGGACCATGTTCCGGGGATAGGACCGGGAGAGAGGGTTAAATCTCTCCGTTGTCCTATTGACCGGACGGACTAACATTCCAAGCCATATCTGGCAATCTGCGGCCCGATGTAGTGGACTCCTTATCAGAGCCATGCACCGGAAACCGAAGTTGGAACGTAGTCTAATCAGAGTCCTCCCGCCAGGTTATTTATAACCACGAGCAGGGAAAATAGATGATTGCCAAGCAATTGATGCTAAGCATTAGCATTGTCGGTTTGACTTTCTCGCTAAAGAAGGCTAGGGCGTAAGCTACACCCTTTAGCGCCTCTTGCGGTCCCCGCGAAGGGGATAACCCAATAGAGGGTTCGATAATCGTACGACAATACGTTGATGCGTGCCTGCGATCCAGGCCGATATGAAAATATCGATTGCTGGAAAGGCTGACCTTGAGTAGGTTCTTAGGAATTATTATCCAGAGAACACCACTTTCTGGTGGATGTACTGGCGCTGGTAACTACACCTTCTACCGAAAATTAATTATCGGCTTTCACAGCAAATACCTTCTGCATCAAGTAGTACCTAAGGGTTAACTACCTATGGGAAGCGTAATGCGGAAGATGCGAAATTTGCACCATGATAATCACACTAATTCTTTTTGCTAGTGTGCTATCTCTCATACACCATTTAGGTCTTGAGCATCATCTCTACTTTCTACTTAACCAACCAGTTGAGTACTACGTCGGGGTGACGTGTCTCCTAATTGGACTAAGAGTGGCACTCGTAGTCTATAAATTCCTTCCTCTCTTCAGAAGAATTTACAGATTTGTAATGCGGGTGAACAGTGACGAGTCTAGTCAGACGGTTGTTCGAAAGAACGGTAATGGTCCCTTCTCTAATGGAGGGACCTCCAAACGACAACACTCAACATTGTCATCTTCATCCAAACCTTTAAGTTCTGATGGAGGTCGAAGTGCTGCAATCCACCGAAAGGCCAGCCCGAAGGCGGTCTCTAGATGGTATTACAGATCAACCTTGCTCAGACTCAAATTTGATTTGGCGAAACTTCAAGATTGGTTCGTTGTAAAAAGCGGACACCGGCAATTATTCCTAGTCCTGAAAGGGATAGGTATAATGGCCGGGGCGAAGGTTACATCCGGATACATCCGATATATAATCACCTTCCTCCATATGTGCCAAGGCATAATGGTGAAACAAGGTCCCAAAGGCTTAGTATTATACCTAAAAGCCACTGGGACCATGCTCCAGCAATCGCTTGGTGGACATGTTGTCCATGATCCTGGAAAGATTTCAGGACCACGAGTCAGCCGAAACCGGAAAGGTCTCCCTAGATGGATTCCTGTTCAAATCCGAATAAGGATTCGACAAGGGGACCTAGTTGCGATTAGATTAACTCTTACACTTATTAATGTGTATCGAGTTATCTCCTTCCCTGGAACCTTGAAATTAGGGACAATTACAGATAGTTCTATAGGTACAGATTCCCTATATAAGTACCTGCAAGGGGTAATGCCTTTGTTTGTGGCACTATTTGTCCGAAATCGAGGTTTCTCTATTGAGGCTCTTGAACTAAAAATCCAAGAGTCTGCTAGACGACTCCCGTTCTCCTTATTCAAAGGAGGACCGGGCGTTAAGGGTTGGTTGGGCGAGTGGAATACTCATCCACTGATTCTCTTGAAAGCTTTCTTAAAGCTTCAGAAATCCCGGACTTTACTTGAGTCCTGGTTAGGAATTGTAGAAAACTGGAAGTTTGATAGACTTCTGGAATTCTACGATTGCTTTATGCAGATCAAAGATTCCTTAACCAGACTCCCGATTGGTCCCGGGGGTCGGCGTCCAAAATTGCAAATTCCACCGGTTCTTGGTAAACTTAAAACCAAGGATGAACCAGCCGGAAAGATCAGAGTGTTTGCCATGGTTGATGCATGAACTCAATGGGCTCTAGCACCTTTCCATGATGCCATCTTTTCGATTCTTAGAGGAATCCGAATGGATGGGACATTCGATCAAACAGCCCCTCTCCCTTATGTTAAGGCGAGACGTGGACTTTGATCACTCGATCTTTCCGCAGCAACCGATCGACTTCCTGTCCGACTTCAACGCCAATTATTTGGCCTTGTATTCGGAAATGAATTCGCAGGTCACTGGTCTAATCTGCTTGTTGGAAGGGTTTACCGAATTAATTTCGGAAAGAAATCTCATGCTGATTTAAAATACTCCGTAGGGCAACCTATGGGAGCATTATCATCTTGAGCTTCTTTAGCCCTTTTCCACCATTTTATTGTCCAGGCAGCTGCCTGGCGAGCCGGTTTTCCAAAATGAAAACTTTACACTAATTATGCCATTCTTGGCGATGATATAGTGATTGGGGATGATGCTGTCATGAGACAATATCTCCTCATTCTGGATTCGTTAGGGGTGAAATGTGGTTTACACAAATCACTCCTATCACACCGGGGTTGAGCACTGGAATTCGCGAAGAAGACCATTGTTCGGGGTCAGGATGTTTCACCAATTGCTTTTAAGGAATTCAAAGCAGCTAGTGGTAACATTGGGGCATTCATCGAGTTAATGACCAAAACTCGAGTGCCCCTTCACCGGGCTCTTTCAGCTTTCGGTGTGGGATGGCAAGTTCGATCTTGGTTGAATAAACCAATCGGAAAACTTTCCGCACGAATTCGGCTATTAATTTTAGCCCTAAATTCTCCCAGAACTCGGGCGGACATCAAACCTTTCTTTGCGTTAGGACAAGCTCCTGTTGCTCGGTATTCCGAGCAAACACGAGCTATACTAGGTGAAATCCTAGTTGTCGAAACTCAGCGAATCTTAAAAAGAGTCAATGAGTTCCAAGCAATGACGGGCTCTCTTGGTGATCCATCCCCGTGGGCAAAACAGTTAGCCGACTCTGTTGTATCAGAGCTCGACATAACTATTAGTGAGGCTCGAGAGCATGCTTTAAATTGGGAAGGAATGTTCTCAGGGCTAGCAGATTTAACTGCTGGCTCTGTAGTACTTGCTCCGCAAGATGCGGAGCTTTCCGACCCAAAGGAGATGCTCTGGGAGTTGGTAGACGTTAAGTTTCAGGAAATTATTAATTTCCTTCGACTCGGTAAACCCGGATCTTTCTCCCCTGATGATATTCGATCAATAAATGAGCCTTTGGCTATTTTAGAGAAAGAATTCAAAGAGTTGAAACTTCCGTTGTTTGAAGTTGATATGTCTCCACTCGAGGAACCGGGTGCCCTAGACGACCTCTTTAAGGATTTCGGTGCTGAATTTTCATTCAGTATTGCCGCTCCTATTAAGGCCGTTGTTGGACCCCCGGCCCCAATCAGTGTTGACAAATTCTGTGAGCTCTATGAGCAGTTCCTAGAACTACAGCATCGAGTTTCTCAGAATTCTCTTCACAACTGGTCAACCGTTCGACCGAACCCTCCTGGTGATAGAGGAATTATTTCCCCTTCCCAAGTTCGGTTCTGGAAACGATGGTCTAAGGTTCTCCAAGGCTCAACAAAATTTCCTTCTGTTGTTCCTTAGCTCCTTTCTATATCCGTCATCCGGACGGTCAATAATCTTCGTATCTGCGGGACCCTTGCCTGAAAAGGAAGGGACAGCCCCGCAAGAACTAAACTATATCGCATCTGAGCGACGTCTCTCTGACGAAAGGTTTGGCTAACCATGCCATTAAGGACTTCGGTCCCCGGGTGGTCAGAG